CGGCGCTGTCGCCCTCTGCGAGCAGTTGAACGGAACGACCGCACTCACAGCGCATCTTACAGGCAGTCGGTCAGCAGGTAGCCGAGCGAGGCGTCGATGATCTTGAAGTTGTGGACCTCCTCAGCCCACACATAGCGGCGGATACGACCGAGGTCGTCATACTGCCCCGCGATCATGTCACCGAAGGCGAAGTTGAGCGCCGCGACCGGCATGGCCTTGACCGCGCCGCCCTTCTGCACCACCGCGTCGGAGCCGTGGAGGATGCCGAAGAAGATGGAGTCGCCGGTCCAGATGTAGCCCTCGGAGGAGGACGCACCGGGGACGGCGTTGTCGATACGCGCCTCGCCGACATGGATGTTGGGCACGCCGAGCACATCGCTCAGCACCTGCTTGACGGCGGCGTCGCTCAGGATCAGGTTGCCAGAGGCGAGGCCGGCGGAGGAGGTGCCCACATAGCCGCGCACCTCGGGGTTGCGGGCGAGAGCGCGGAACACATCGCGACCCATGACGAGCGTGTCGGGAGCGATACCGTGAGCGTTGGCAAACACGGTGTCCTTGAGCTGGTGCAGGTAGCTCAGCGGCTCGGCGCCGGCGGCGTTGAACTTGGCACCGAAGGCAGAGGTCGAGGTCGCGGTGTAGCCGGTGAAGTTGGACGCGCTGAACAGCAGGTCGGCGGCGCGCTTCTCCTTGGCGAGCTTCATGACGCGGGCGACCTTCTTGGCGGTGCGCTGCTCCTCGCTGCCGGGGTACTGCGAGTCGATGATGTCCTCCATCGCGATGCTGTCCTTGGCGCTGTAGATCAGCGCCTTGAAGGTCATCGAGGAGCGGTCGAAGCCGCCGATGGACGCGCGGTCAGCGCCCGGCGCGCGCTCGAGGTCGAGGCCCGCGCCCGCGCCCATGAAGTTGCGGGTCTGCTCAAGGAGGAGGGTGCCAGAGCGCTCGGGAACCTTGATGTTCTCGAAGAGCTTGTCGGCGATGAGCTGGCTGTCAGAGGGCACCGCCTCGACGACGAGCGAGCTGAGAATCTGATCTACGGGGTGGAGATTGCTGTAGGAAGAAGCCATGTCGGTTCACCTCGCTCGTGCTTAGGCGTTGACGGTCAGAGGACCGAGGAAGAGGGCGAGCAGCTGCTCGTTGGCGGCGGCGCTCGTCTGGTTGATGTTGGGCAGGACGCGCGCCACGGCGTAATCGCCAGCGGTGAGCCCGCTCTTGACCTTGCCGCCGGTCGTGACAGCGAGGGTCGGCGTGGTCGAGAAGGTCAGCGAGCCGCCCGCGATCACGCGCGTCACACCGAAGACCACGACCTCAACGCTGTCACCGGCGGCGGCGGCGCGCTGCGCCACACCGACCACGGCGGGAGAGGTGGCGTCGGTGGCGATGGCGACCTTGCCGTTGGCGTTGATCGCGACGATGGCGAACTCGGTCACAGCCGAGGCGCAGACGAACGACTTGACGATGCACTGAAGGTCCATGGGGGCTCTCCTTACTTGGCGCCGTAGACGGCGAGGTACTGATCAGGGTTGGAGGTGCGGAACAGGTTGAGCGCCTCGCTGAAGCTGATGCGCTTCTCGGTGGCGAGCGCCTTGACCTGCTCGGCGAGGTTGGCGTGGGTCAGCTCCTGCCCGCTCGCGCCGTGCCCGACCTGCGTGAGAGGGACCGCGCTGTTGGCGGGGCGCTCGCTGAACATCTTCCAGAAGATCGGCTGAGCCGTGCGGGCGTCCCACGCCGCCTCGACCGCAGCCTGCTCGGCGGGGGCGACCTTGCCCTCGCGCAGAAGCGCGGCGACCGCCTCACGACGCTCGGCGGCGTTCTTCTCGCCCTCGAGCTTCGCCAGCTTCTCGGAGAGCTGCTTGTTGGCGGCGCGCAGGGTGTTGATCTCGCCGAGGAGGCTCTCGCCCATCTTCTTGTAGTCGCCCATCTTCTTGCTCTCGTCGTCGGGCTTCTCGCCATCGACAACGATCACAGCAGGCTTCTCCTCCTCGCTCTTGGGCATCTCGCCCTCGGGCTTCTCGGCGGCGAGGCTCGCCTCGGCATCCGCCTGCATGTCGGCGATCTTCTGCTCAAGCTCTTTGACCATCGCGTCCTTGGCGGCGAGCGCGGCCTTGAGCTCCTCGGGGGACATGTCGTCCATGAGATTCTCCTTGAGAGTGACCCGATCAATCTTCGAGTTCGACTGAGCGGGACGGGGTGTGAGAGTGATGGCGAGGAGCTGCGCGCTTCCCACCTTGGCGCCGCCGTCGCGGCTGAAGATGTCGCCGGTGACATACTCGGGCGATGACCAGAGGACGCCTCCCGCCTCCTGCACAACCTTGACCCCTCGCTCGTTGTAGGCGGGCGTGGCGTACAGCCCGTCCTCGCGGAGTTCGAGATCAACGATCAGACCGAGCGCCCCACCGACATCTGGCGCGGCGGGAGGACCGGGGTTGAACGGAGAGGAAGCGTGCTGCCAGTCGATGATGACCGGGTCATCTTCGCGGCGCTCGCGGTAGACCCGCACCATCTCTTCGAGGAGGGCGCGGTCGACCTCGCCGATCGTCTCACCAGAGAGGCGCGCCGAGACGCTCCCGAGAGCGAGTGTCTTGAACGGGCGACCAACGGTCAGCCCACCAGTCACATCGCCCGCAGGGGTCATCGGTGCCATCTGTGTCGCCTCGCCGTAGGCGCGCAGGGTCTTGGTCTGATCGTCTGCCGCGTTCATCTGCCCGACCACCTTGCGAGCCCACGAGTAGCCTGCATCACCTCCCCATCCGTCCCACGCTTGACGCCCGGGTCCGTAGTCGTCCCAAGTCGATCCCTGCTTGTCGACCTCGTGGCGGGTGAAGTAGGCGAGCATGCGCCGCACGGTCGCGGGGCTCATGTTGCGACCGTTGGCAAGATCACGAGCACGAGCGAGCCCGACCGGCGTCATGCCTCGCTGTGACGGGACCTTGTCGGCCCGACGACGCAGGGCGCGCGCCGCCGCCTCGACTACGCCCTTCGGGGGCGAGAAGTCGATGTGGGCGTACTTGTCGGGGACGGCGAAGGTGTGGGCTACCTTCAAGGTAGTTTGCTTAGCCTTGCGAACCATGACGCCTCCTGATCAGCTGCTCGGCGAGCGAGGCGACAGGCGACAGCGCCGCCGGCGTGGTGCGCTCCTGAGCTGTGCGGCTCGCCCCATCGGGCAGGTCACCAGCTCCGAGACGCTCACGGATGGCGCGCTCAAGGTCGTCATCGGGCGTCAGTAGACCCGCCTGCACGAGCGCGGGGAGCATGCCTAGAGCCTCAGCGAGGTCGTCAGTATCGAGCCCGCTATGGGTCAGCCTTGGCAGCTTGGAAGGGTCCACTGCGCCGTAGTTCCATCGCACCAAGCGACCTACCGTGCCGCCTCCCCGGCGGTCGACACCGTTGACAGATGACGCGACCAGATCGCAGAGGTTGATCGCGGCGCGGCGGAACACGCTGAGATGGACCTCGCCGACAGACCTCGAGCCCGTGTCGCTGATGCCGAGGTTGGCGAACTGCGCCAAGAAGGCTTGGCTGATCTGGTTGTCGCACTCTCGAATGATGTCGAGAGGGCCTTGAGCGTAGAGGTTGGGCGCGGCGGCGTAGTTGTCGAATGTGACCACATCGTTCTCGATGAGGTATGACTGCTCAGAACTCAAGAAAGCTTGAGCCTGAACCTCTGCCTCGTCGACCATGCTGTTGATGTCGGCATCGGTCAGACCTGCCATCTCTGCTTTCGAGCGGTCGACCTTCACCTTGGGCGCGGGGATCGCCCAACGATCAACGCCCACGCACATCAGATTCGCGACCCTCTGCTTCGTCCTCCACCACCACCAGACAGGGCGCAACATGCCTGCGCCCTCAAAGTTTGAACCGGTGCGGTTGAGGGTCAACAGCAGGAGCTTGTTGGCGGGGATCGGCTCGGGGACCTTCCCGATGCCGACCATGTTTTGCAGTACACCGTCGAGGCTCTGGTTGTCGCGGCTCAGCCACTTCATGTGCGCTGACGGCTCGCGGTCGGCGTAGTGGTCGAGCCACACCTTGATCCTGCCGTTCTCGTCAGGTCCGACGCGGTACAGCTCCTCGGCGTATCGGTAGCCGACCGGCACGAACTCGAGCAGATAGCACAGCTGCTCCTCCCACGAGAGCGACATCTGCCCGGCGTAGC